CTCATGCTGATTTATTAGAAGCACTACCATTTTATAAATCAGGTAATGCTGCTCGTAATGAACTAATGACTTTAGCAATGGCTTGGGGCTACAAGAAACACATCATTATTAAAAAATCATTTGTTGATGGTATTGAGTTTTTTAAGGGTGAAACTTTAAAAGAAACAGACTTGAACCAAATGAAAATATCTTATAGTGATCACTGGGCATACAATTATTTAGGTGAACAAGTACCGTTTGATCAACTACATAATTTAACCCAAGCTCCAAGTATGCACTGGGCTAATCATTTCTTTAAGAATGGTCATCGTTCTGAAGAGACAGTAATTGTAGGCTTTAACCTTCTGGTTATTGATATTGACGAGGGTGTAACTGTTGAAGCTGCTTGTGAGTTGATGAAAGAGTATAAGTACCTAATCTATACTACCAAGCGTCATACAGATGAAGCTAATCGTTTTAGAATGATTTTCCCAATTAACTATATATTGGAATTAGACTCTGAAGAATATAAAGAGTTTATGAACAATGTGATGGGTTGGTTGCCATTTAAGATTGATGAGTCTGCTAATCAAAGATCTCGTAAATGGGAAACATTTGATGGTGGAAACTATGTTTATAATATGGAAGGTGAGATTTTAGATGCCCTACCATTCATACCAAAAACAAGTAAGAATGAATCTTATCGTCAACAATTCCAAAGGGTTGAATCATTAGATAATTTAGAGCGTTGGTTTGCTACACGATTTGCTTCTGGTAATCGTAATAACCAAATGATCAAATTTGCTCTAGCATTAGTTGATAATGGTCATTCAATTATTGAAGTAAGTAAAATGGTTCATGCTTTCAATGAGAAAATGAATAATCCTTTAACCAAAGATGAGATTGATAGTACTGTACTTAAATCAGTAGCTAAAAGATTTCAGAAAAATTAATTAAGTATTGTCAGTTCTTTCTTTGGTTCTGAACTGACAACTTACTTGGAGAAACAAATGTCTAACATTGATGAACCAAATGATCAACTCATACTTGTATCAGGATTCTCTGGTGTAGGTAAGAGTGCATCATTAAGAAGTATTAAGAACCAAGAAAGATGGTTATATCTTAATACTGAAGCAGGTAAACGTTTACCATTCAAAAACAAGTTTGCTGCTCACCGTATTACTGATCCATATCAGGTACATGAAGCATTTGACTATGCAATGGAACAAGTTACAGTAGATGGTATCATCGTAGATTCTCTTACATTCCTTATGGATATGTATGAATCACTCTATGTATTACCCTCAACCAATACCATGAAAAGTTGGAGTGACTTTGCACAATTCTTTAAAGAATTAATGCAGCAAAAGGTTACAAGTTTTGCAAAACCAACTATTTTTACTGCTCATGTTTTAGATACACTGGATGAAGCCAGTATGTCAATTAAAACTTCTGTTCCAGTTAAAGGCGCATTAAAGAACAACGGCTTGGAAAGTTACTTTAGTACAGTCGTATCATGTAAGAAAGTACCGCTAAAAGAATTGGAAAAGTACGGTAATAACCTGCTTACTATCACGGATGATGAAAAAGAGTTAGGGTACAAACACGTATTCCAAACTAGACCAACGAAGGCTACTATTGGTGAGCGTATTCGTTCCCCTATGGGATTATTTGATAAGAGTCAGACATACATTGATAATGACTGTCAGCTTCTATTAGATCACCTTCACAAGTTTTATAACTAACCCCCTCAAGAGATTAATATTATGTTTGGTAATTTAACAACAGATGGCTTACAAGAATCACAAGACCGATTAGGTGGTATCAGCGTATTTAATACTGATATTTATATCGGTACTGTTAAAGCTTTATACGCTGGTAAATCCAGTGGTGGTGCTACTTCAGTAACTTTAATTGCTGATTTAAATGGTAAAGAATATACAGAAACTCTGTATGTTACGAATAAAGATGGTAAAAACTGGTTCCCTAATAAACAGGATCCAACTAAAAAAGTACCTTTACCTGGTTTTACTGTAGTAGATGACATTTGTTTAATTGCTACAGGTGAACCATTGGCTCTTCAGGAAACTGAAGAAAAGGTAATTAAAGTTTGGGACAGTGAAGCCAAGAAAGAAGTGCCTAAATCTGTACCAATGATTATTGGTGCATTAGACAAGCCAATTGCTTTAGGTATTCAAAAAACCTTAGCTAACAAACAAACCAAAGTTGGTACTGAATATGTACCAATTGCTGAAACTCGTGAAGAAAATCATATTGATAAAATTTATCATCCTGAATTGAAACTCACTGTAGCTGAAGCTCGTGCTGGTCAAGATGTAGCCCAATTTTGGGATGCTTGGTTATTGAAAAATAAAGACCAAGTACGTGATAAACGTACAATTAAAGATGGTGAAGTAGGTGCTCCATCCAAATCTGCGCCTACTGCTGCACAATCCTCTGACCAACCAAAGCGTAAAAGCCTATTTGGTAATAAATAACCAATAGGAGAGGCACATCGTTAAGGTGTGCCTTATTCATTTATGACTTGGACAATACCATTACCTTGGAAGATACCTTTATCAAAAAATAAGGATTTTCCAGTTAATCTTAATTATTATCGTAATGCTTGTTTTCAAGAATTAAATAAAGCTAAGATTAATTTTAAAGAACTCGTTAGTCCTTTACTTGGTTCTGTACTATGTATGGAATCTTGTAGCTTACATTATGTAATATTCCCTTCTAGCAAAAGAGAATGTGACATAAGTAATGTCTGCTCTATAGCAGATAAATTCTTCAGTGATACATTAGTATCTTCTGGAAAAATTACAGATGATAATTTTAAAGTTATACCTAACATTAGCTTTAGTTACGGTCATGTAGACCCATTAAAACCTCGTATTGAAGTAACCATCACCCCAATTGGGAAAACATTCACTTCCCTAGAACCAAAGGATAAAGATATGCAAATCATTCTTTCACAAGAAGAAATCACAGAAGCAATTACAGCTTATGTTGGTAAACAATTAACAGTAGCAGATAACTTTGCTATCTCTGTAGCATTAACATCTGCTCGTAATGAAGGTGTGAGTGCTACTGTTAATCTGGTTCCAATTGAAGCTAAACCAGCATTAGTTGGTAAAACAACACCTCGTAAAGCTGCACCTACAGCTACAACAGTTGTCAAAACTGAAGTACCTACTGAAGCCTTAGATCAACCAGTTGTAGAAGAAGCTGAATCTGCTATTGCTGAAGAAGTACCTATTGCTGATCCTGAACCAACAGAAGAAGTAGTTCAAGCTCCAGTAGTAGATGAACCTGTTGTACCTGCTGCTAAACCTCGTAGCCTATTTGGTGGTATGGTTAAACCACAAAATAGTTAATCTGGTTTAAATTATAAAGGCTCCTATTAGGAGCCTTTATTTTTAGTTCATTGCATTGTACCAAGGATTAAGTAATGGTGCTCCTACTACCATTCCTGGCCCAATAGAACGAGTTAATGACCCATCTAATAACTTAGTAATAAAGTTATCTTCTGTAGCTATACCTGCTCCTAATGGGATAGGTGTAGCATGAGCCAATAACAAATGTAATGGGTTATTTCTCATCATACTTAAAGCTATTTTAGTGATACGTAGCTTATAGTTATAGAACCAAAGTAAACCAGTATCCTCTAAATAACCTCTAGCTCTGCCAGGCAATTTGTCATAGTTGACAAACTCATCAGTAATCTTACCTAAAGCTTGTTCTTTAGTAAGTCCTTTACGCTTCATCAAATCATCGTACATAACTGCTTTAGCAATAAAATCACCGTACTGAACCATCTTCTGTAGACCTTGGAATAAAGCAGTATCTCTAGCCACCATTCCGTATTTAGCAACAGTTTGAGCATTAGCAGGTAATTTAGATATTTTATTATCTAACCAACTTTCTGTATTACCACTGAATAAATCAATATCCTCTGAGTTATTACCAATATCAGAAATAGTACTGAACTCACCAGCTTCAATTAATGGCCAAATACTTAAACGTTTATGACCATCTTTGATAGCTTGGATCTGAGATTCCAATACCTGTTGTCTACGTAAATCACCTGATGCAGCTCTGTGTTCTGCTTCAAGTTCTACTTGTTTTACTTGGCTCATTGTGTAAGAACGTAACTCTAATAATTTAGTAGGAGTACTTTTTACAATAGTGGCTAATGGAACACCTCTAGCAACTAACTGAATGATATTACTTACAATGTTAAACATAGGTACAACCAATGATTTAACTACAATTAATGTTCTAGCTTCACCTACAACATTCTGTAAGAAACGTTCAGTCTTAACTGCTTTACGATAAGCATTAGCACCAAAAGCAGCAATAAGAACTTTTCTAATTGCATCTTGTAATGGCTTGTTTAAACGAGTCTTACCAGTGAAAATATCACTGACAGATGCTTTACGATAACCAATCATGTCATCTAAAACATCCTTTCTCACGTAAAACTTACCATTATTTTTGTTAGCCATATAACGAATAGTGTCAATTGAAAATAGAGAAACCATATCTTGCTCAACAACATCTAATTGTTTTTTATCAAGAACATCTACATATTCCTTTTGAGAAGATGGAGAGTTAGCAATATCTTTAAGATACATATCATAATGTTTATCAATGACTTCCTCATTGATTTCTTGAGCTAACTGCTCTTCTAACTGTCTACCTCTCCATACACCAATCATTTCTGCTAAGTGTTCAGAGGGTTTAAGCATAGCCATCTTCTCAGGTGTCATACTTCTTTCATAAGCAATGACAGCACCTTTATCATTAAACACTGGCATCAAGTTTTCAATAGCAACATTCTCTCTGCTGATACGCTTAGTAATATTAGCTACAACAATTGGATCAGTAATACGATCATTGGAACCAACAGTAAAACCATAGAAGTCATCAACACCTAAAATAGTACGTTGAATGTTCTGAATAGTACCTTGAGCTACAGAACCTTTAGCTGATACATCAGTAAAGTAATAACCTTTATCCAATCTATTTGTGTCTAGGTTACTACCAAAGTAATCACCAACACGGGTATAACCTTGTAGTAATAGATCAGCCCTATTAACGTCCTCTGCCACGATTAACGAAGCACCAGACTGGTTAATTTGAGGGATATGACCTTTATAATAATTCATCTGAACAGCAGGATTAGTTGATAGTTTAGTTATCTCAGTGACATTCTGACCAACCAAGTAATCAATAATAAACTCTAAACCTTCAGACTGCTCATTAACCATATCAGACATTATAGCTTTATCTTCTTGGCTCAAACTTTGAATAGCATACAAAGTAGTCAATTGGTCAATATCATGGATAGCATCTCTACCCATTGTCTGAAAACCTTTAGGCTTAGTCTCATTTAATAGACTATGAATAGCATAAGGATTACGTAACAAGTTTGAACCAGTAACACCAGTATTCATAAACTTAGCTAACTGTTTCATCTTAGCTTGGTATAAAGACCAATTAGTTTTATCTTGGTTCTGAATACGAGTTTCCAACATAGAGATATGTTTATTCAGTGAGCTAGGGTTACTAAATATCTCCATGATTTCCTTCTTAGAAAGAATATCCATTAAAGAAGATAAATCAGTCTTAGCCATACTTCTAAATAGAGAAGCCCATTCCTTTTTATCCAACGGTCTAGTAAATTTTTGAGCAATGATCTTAGGTACTTTATCTCTGAAAGTCTGTCTCATTTGTTGTACAGCAGCACGTACTTTCTTAATCAAATCGTAAGTCTCAGCATTGCTATCACTACGACCTACGAAGTCAGTTAATAAAGATCTAAATGGTTTCCACACATTACCTTTATTAGCCATTGCAATAGCACCTCTGGCAACAGTTTCCCCATTCTTATCAGTAGCCATCATGGATAAAATAGTAATTGCTGAACCTAAACGCTTAACAGCTAAGTACTGACTTGTTTCAAGTTTCTTACCTACTGCAATACCCTTATCAGCAGCTTTAGCAATGTTATCTGTAATCCATTCATTAGCTTTATCTATATTGGTTCCAGGTTTATTGAATACACTCTTAGCAGCACTATCCTCTTTAAGAGCAATCTCTGTTAATCGTTCAGTTAATAACTCTAAAGCATCAGATACATCATGTGCTTTACGTTGACCAGTAAGAACTTTAAACAAACCATCCAGCATCTTATTAGCTTGATTCTCAAGACCACCATTTAAAGTACCAGTAGTATTCTTGGTTTTAGTTGGCATATCAATCTTAGCCAAAGCATCACGTAACTCAGTATCAATTAAACCTAAGCCTAAGAACACAGGTAACAAGGTAGACTTACCATTAATGATCTTTGGATTACCAATACGACCAATTAAGGCATCATATTTAGCTTTATGGTACGTACCTGCATCAACCTGTTTAGCAAGCTCTACAACAGTATGAGCATACAAGGTTTGAATACCGTCAATAGTCAATGGATCTACTTGAATTTCTGCCGATAGTGCAGCTACAACATGGTGTAGAGTACTTTGCTCAATATTAGATAAACCAAAGATAGGAACCAAAGAATTAACAGTATCAGCAGATTCAGTTAATACTTTAGCAAACCCTGAATTGTATAAGGCAACATTAAATGCTTGACCACTCTTATCAAGGAATAGAGCTACCTTATCAATCAGTGTTTCACGTAATTGAGTAATGTGTTTTGCAGTACCAGAATGGAACAATGTAGTCTCTGCCATTGTTTCAGCTAGACTTGGTTGAGCATTGTTAATAATTATGGAAGCATTGAACAACAAGTTACCAAATAAATCTTTTGGTATTGTTAAGTCCTGTTCTTTAGTCTCACCAGTTACTTTATCTTTGAAAGTAAAGAACTTCTTAATGATTGCAATCACTTCTTGAGCAATACGTAAGGCAGTAGGAATCTTTACATTTTTAAAGGTAGAAATTAATTCTTGATTACTCAAAGACCAAGCCATAAATTCATTTAATGCTTTAGCTTGAACCTCAGCAGAACTGTTATCAAAGTTACTAGCTGGCTCTTCAATAGCAGCTTTAACATTCTTAATAGCTGCTCTAGCTTCAGGAGTTAAACGAGCTAATTCTCTTTCACTTAAATTTAAGAACTCCTCTAATAATCCTTCAGTACGTTTAATAGCATCATTTACTTCTTTGGTATTTAAAGAAGGATTTTGATAGTAATTTAATACTGAACCATAGGTAGCAGCATGGATCATTTCATGAACCAAAGTCTCTACAGATGGATTGATTAAATGAATGATTTTATTGTTCATATCAATAAAACCGTTATCAGTTTCTTGATCCAAATCAACAGACTTATAGCCTTGTAACTCACGGTATTTCTTAATTTGTTCTATTGAACCAAATACAACTGTATAACCATCAAGCTTATTAGATCTAACAAGTTGGATATAAGCTTTGCGTTGTTCTCTGCTTAGGTTAATTGATTTACCAAGATTTAATAAACCAGCAGCATGAAGAATTTTTACACCAGAAACCTTATCAGTAACAGTATTACTCAACATATCCTTAGTAATAGGATCCATCTCTTCTGGAGTCATTTTTTTAACTGGTTCAGCTTTAGGTTTGTTCTTAATCTTATCCAATTCTTCCTGATAGTATTTATTGAGTTGTTCTGCAATCTTCTCAGGAGTATCAAGTGTTGGATCAACAGTTATACCATTATGGTAAGGAACACCTGCTGCTGCTAGTTGATCAACAGAATTAGGCATACGAGCTATAGCAGCATGACGAGCATCAATACTGTCAGCACTATTTTTTAATTCATTAAGCAAATCATTGAATATAGATAAAGCATAATCAGTAGAACCACGTACTAATTTATCTTCCTCTTTATAAAGCTTCAAAGATTTATTTAATTGATCAGCTAAATCCTCATTATTGAGAGTCTCATTTAGAGCTTTCTTCATCATGGATTCAGCACCCATAAATGAAAGGAAAGACTCTTCAATAACCCTTAATGGATTGTTTTGCCAAGCTTCAAATGCTGCTTTATTTAGCTTAGGTGCGTAGTCTGTAATCTTATCTAATGGCATATTAATACCATCGTAAATCCATAAGTTACCTACCAAAGACTCATCAATTGCAGCCTGTAAAATAGCATAAGCATCACCCAAACCAATGACTAAATTAGGTGTACCAGATACACCAGCATTGGTAGGAATGTACATATTTGGGTCAGTACGATACTTACTATTAAGGGATAAGCTGTACCCAGTTAGTTTGTCATTTTCTTCTCTGTATTTACCACTCTTAGCAGCTAAGAATGTTTGATCAGGTGTTTTAAGATAAGGAGCAATTACTTTTAATTCCTCCATAATATCCATAAAATCCTGCTTAGAGATAAAGTCACCGTTCATGTAGCCAGTATCTTTAGCACTAGCCTTATGATTTGCAATCTTATCTTGAATTGCTTTAGTAAATGCAGCCTCTAACAAGATAGATTGAATCTGTGTAGCTTGTTGTATTAACTTGGTTGACTGCATAACAGTACCACCAACTGTTTCTACAGCACCTTGA